GTTACACCGAAGGCTAAGTATGAATCAATGAACCATTGTAACTCAATATCTGAGTAATAGACTTTAGAAGTCAATGGGATTGTTTCACCTGCAAGTAATGCTTTAGGTTGTAAGAACAAAGCAATACATTTAGTATCGTTAGTTGTTACATCGTAAGCGTTACCGTTACCCGCGTTAGACAAGAAATGAGTTTGACCTGCATCTGCTGCTGCTGGGAAGCGGTTAGTTACTTGAATACGTACACCGTTCGCTTGAAGTACTTGACCTTTAGCGAAGTCACCGTTCATCTCTGAGAAATCACGGTCTAATAACTTATCGTTACGTAGTAAAGTGTAATACTCAGCAGGACGTACTAAGATAACGCCGTCGGAAAGCTCTACGTCTTTCTCTGCGATAGATTGGCACATATCTTGAATGGCACGTACTAACTTGTCGCTATCTGCTTCATCACCTAAGGTGGTAAGCATGATAGGTGTAGCACCTTGGAAGCCTTCTGGGGCTGTACGGATGATCTCAGTGTAGCCACCAACACCGCCTAACCAACCGCCTAACTTAGCACCCGTTGGGTCTTGGTTAGTGATTTGAGCTGCCTTGATACCTTGCACGATAAATGCTTCATCGAAGAACTTACCGATAGTACGACCATGTTCCATACCAACTTCTTTACGCACGTCTAAGTGAGCTAGGAAATCGTCTAACAAGAACTGATTGGTACGCGCTAACACGATAGTATCAACTTTTACACTGATGTTATCGAAGGTAGGACTTGAGTCAGTAGGACGAACACCACGAGCGACTTTCTGTAAAGCTGTGAAGCCCATACGGTCGTTAGTAATAGTATCTGTACCACGTACTGATTTAAAGTTGAAGAACTGACGCATGAAAGATTCTTTCAGGATGCGATGTTCTACTTCACCACCGTATTGCTCGATGAATAAAGGGTTGACTGAACCACTGTTGATTCCGCCTTGGTGACCGTCACGTACTTGTGATTGCGCGACTGCTTGACCGATAATTGACATGTAATGTTTCTCCTAGGAAGTTATGTCTTATTTGATACCACGTTGGATAGATTTCATACGTCTTGCATCTAATGCTGCAATCTCGCGTGACTCTCCATACTGATGACCTGATCTGGTCAGTTTGTTCAGTTCCGTGTTGTATTCAGATTTTGTAATGGATTTGTCGTTAGTACTAGGTGTCTTATCACCATCTAACAACTCTGCTTCTTGAAACTCTTGAGTACCAATTGATTCTTTGAATGCAGTCGTTAATTCTTGCACAGCTAACTTAGCGGCAAGTCCACCTTGAGCTAACATTTTGTTAATCTCAGTGCGGTGTTCGTTAGATACGTTAGGTTGCCCTTCTGTTTCTCCCTTAGTCCAAGTAGCTAACTCTGTCCACATTGACTCACCTGATTGATCAGGGTCGCTTGTAATGCCTTTGAATGCTTCTTTGACTTGGTCGTATACAGCTGTATCTCTTGCAGTTGCCGCTTTGGACTGTTCGGTATGAATGCCCTTAATCTGGTCAGCTATCAATGATGCTACTGCATCACCATGCTTTTCCTTCAATGCAACTAGTGTCTCTAAGTCAACCTTACCATCATTGGCTTTGGCGTACTCAGCTACTTCTTTCATGTTCAGACCGGCTTTCTCGATAAGTCCTGTGACTTGCCCAAGGGTTGACTTGTCCACTTCTTTTTCAGGAAGTGTAGTGTCTTTCTCGCTCTTGTCACCTTTATCTTTTGTCGCCTGTTCATCAATAGGTTTCTCTACTGGTGGAGTTACGGGAGGGGTCTGTTCATCTTTTACTACTGGTGGTACAACTGGGGCATCACCACCGCCTTGCTCGTCACCTTCCGGTGACATGTAGATGCGGTTTAATCTATTGAAAATCATGTGCTGAGTTTCCTGTTATTGTGGTGGCTGAGGTTGAGCTGCTACTTTAGCTTGCTCTTCCATACCGACCATCTGTGCTTGTTGTTGCATACGCTGTTCACGGGCTGCTTCAACTACATCTTTGTCCTTTAAGAACTTCTTGTAGTCTACGCCATGACCTGCGCCTAACATTGCTATAATGTCACTGAATTCCATCCACTCTTTCACTTCTTCTGGTACGTCAGAAAGTACGATCATGTCCTGCATAAATGCTCGGAAATTATCTAACTCACTGTTACGAGATAGTGATTCAAGTCCTGTAACGATGACAGGTTCGATGTCTTTAAATACAGTATCTAAGCTTCTTAGTGCACGTCTAGCTAGAGGTAGTTGTAGTTCAGTAGCAAGTCGTGAATAAACACCGCCTAATGAACCTTCTAACTCTTGTGCCTGCATTCTAATCTCTTGCGCTGTAACACGCTCTGCGTCACGCGTGACTGCTGAGTTTAATAGGAATGCTGCGCCTAATCGTCTAGCTACTTGGTCAAACTGATGCGATAGGAAGTCAGTAACGTTAGCTACTTGAGGCTGATGTACGAATATATCTTCTTCTCTACCATGTACATAAGCACCTGATGGAGATTCTGTTAACTCTCGTACGTCTGTCATACCTGCTGGATTTACTAAGTTCTTCACATCTGTCATAACAGTTGTGTAGTCTACTATAGCTTCCGATAGGTTAGACAACTTATGAAAGTCACCTGAGTATAATTCTACTAAACCTGTACCGTAGTCTTTACCACGCGCTAAATCCCATGTTAATGGAATCCAAGGTAGGTCATCCTGCTTGTATACTCCGACTGATCTATGACAGTAGCAAATGTCTTCCAACTCTTGCCATACCATGAACTTGTCTTCGCCTACTTTCTGGAGACCTGTGTATATAGATACGTTGTCTTCGGACATATAACCTGCTGCTTCTGCAATAGCTGCTAGCTCGTCACTTAGTCCTGACACTGATTTAGTCTCACGTATGATACACTTAATCATTCTACCGCGAAGGTCACGTTTGACTATATAGTCACGTAGTGAATACGCTACCATGTCCTCTTTCACGTCTCTAGGTGCATAGATCAAACTGTTACCAGTAATGATTAACTGCTTCATAACATCGTGCATTATAATACGCGCGTTAGAGGCATTCATATTAGTCATGGCTGCTCGTTCTGCTTCTGCTAATGAAGCGTCTATCTGTGCACCCTTGACACCTGTAGCTAAGACTTCGTTCCGCTGTTCTTGTGTTAAGTTCATACGGAAGAACGGTCTTGATGGTTGGAATAGTGCCATCATTATTTTGTTTGATAAGTTGGTAACTGCTTGAGCGCCTACTGATTGGTAGTCCAGTTGCATCTCATCGTACTCCATTAAGGGGTCGTCTGGGAATACCATTGGAATAGTCCAACCTGCGTAACGTTCACAGCGGGTCATTGTTTCCTCTCGGCTATAATCACCTTCGAGGAACTCGCCGCGTAGTACATAGTTACCAGATAAATGTTTCTCTGTTATCTCGTCTATGTGCATACTAGATCCTTATGTTACCTGTGGAGATTTCGTCATCTTCTAAGTCATCGTCAACTTCTAGGCTAATCTTACCTAGGTCACCAATGCCTTGACCTTCTGTCTCTGCAAATACTTCTGCTTTTCTAGCTTGCTTATCAGCTTCTAGTGCATCTTTCTCTGCATTCTTCTTGGCTTTCTTTTGTGCTTTCTTTTGTTGTACCGTAGTAGCAACAGATGTTACCACAATAGCGCCAGCTATCCAAAAACTCATATATTAATCCTGATGTGTTAGTTGGTTTAAATAACCTGTGAACTCACCATAGTTATCAAACGTTAAGTCATCAACCAGTTCATCAGGGTTAATTACGTCCGTTAAGTGTGCTGTGTTCCAGACTGTTTCCTCTGGTGCATACACTACACGTTGAGTACCTGCCTTACTTATAAATGTACAAGGGGCGGTATACTCGTTATGTCCATTAGAGTCTATTACAATGACTCGACCTGTGGATATAATATTAACTAATGGTCGCTTATGTACACGGCTAAGGATTATTGAACCTCTCGGTATTAATAACTCTCTTACGTATAAACCATCAACCATGTGATTAGTTATATTATCTTCTAGCATCATTTTAGCTAGTTCACCAGTCTCATTAAATTGCTCTAAGTAGGCACGAAGTGGACGTACTTCTTTATCGAATTCAGCAGGAGGAAGTCCTGCCAATTTCATAGAAATTCTTTGAAGGTTTATTCCCTCCGTGTGTAGGGTATTAGCCAAAGAAGTAGGTGGCTTTTGAAATGTCTTCAATGTCATAATTTCCCCGAGGCAGCCCTCTAGTCGATACATCCTGTTGGTCTGCCCAATGACGAATTGGGTCTGTTTTAGTGTACATATAGCGAAATGTCCGCCTAATGGTTTTAAACAGCTTACCAGTGTTTCCAGCGTGTGTGCCGAAGTCATCATGAATCATTGCATAGGAATGTAAGTCTACCGCATTAATAGTCAATACCATGTGAGAGCTATCAACCGAATGTACGAAGTTAGGTGAAATCCCACTACGTTGCCCAGCTCTGTATACAATACCCGCGTTAGCATCGGGTACGTATAGCTTCACTCTACCTTCTAAGTATGTGCACACCTCTACCATATTATCTATCTTATAGTGTTGGTATACTGGGAAGCCTAGTATTGTCTTCCATCTACAGAAGTCTGTACCCACGTTCTTTTGAAGCCATGCCATAGCAGCTCTTGCAGCAATTACTACCTCACCTATGGCGGACCATAGGATAGGTGTAAGGTACTTAGCCATTATCCACTGTTCTTTCTCGTCCATATTGAACTTAGTCCAGTTGTCTAGTACATATTCGAATATGTAACTTCGGGCTGACTGCTGAGTAGCTCCATAGGGAAGCGTCATTACAGGTCTCTTGGTGCACTTACGTGTAATGCCCACCTGTAACCAAATTTTAGCTAGCGCACAACCGCCATCAGCTAACACTTGTAGCTTATCTGTTGTAACTTGCGCTACCTCTCCGTAAATGTCTTCTGGCTTATCACAGTCCATTAGGTTAGTAGCTTTTGCACCCACTTCATCTCTTAACATTGCTGAGAAGTGTTGAAGTCCATTACAACTACCGTCTAGCCCTACAGCTAAATGACCTATTGCATGAGGGTCTCTACCATAGTCAGAACGTGCCCATTCAAAACAGAATGCTAGGAACTGATATGGTTTATCCGCTTCACTCCACTGAGTGTTGCTAAGTGGGTCTTCAACGATAGCTCGTATTAATGGCTCGTTATCTCTCACCCATTTGACTCTATCCTCGTAAGGTAGTTTATCCTCACCAAATACGTTAGCACCTTGTACTGCTAACCATTTAATACCTTCTTCACCAAGTCTCACACCCTTAGAGAATCTTAACAATCCTTTCGCTGAGTCTGAACCTTGTGGTGATAAACCTGTTGTAGCACAGTATATACGTCCTCTAAAGTCACAGTTATACACGAAGTATAAACTATCCCATGAACGTAGTTCTTGTGCTAATAGATGTCCTTGTCGGAATCCAACCACTTGACCTTTGCGTTGGCGCTCGTTATCATGTTGTTTCTTACGCAACATCTTCCAAGCTGTGATTTCATCTATCTGATCCTGTGTATGTGTACCTTTCTCTACATCTGCTAAGTGCTCAGGGAACGGGGTCATCTCTATCGCTTCACGATTAGGGATTCCTATCTTCAAGTTTCTCTGGAAGACTTGCTCCTGTACCTTCAATACGTCCTCGTTTATTTGCCAAGCTGTACGTTGCATCTTATTCACAGCACGCTTATGTTGAAGCGGGTTGTGTTCTGCTACGTATGCTCGGGCGTCTTTTCCTGTCGTCTTGATGAACGGCATAGACATACGAGGTGTATAGTATCCTCCGCGTGGGTTATCTTCCCACGGTACTGGTGGACATTTAAGTGGTAGGTACATAGGGAGTAATAGACCCCGTTCCTTTTCAAACTCAGCAATCCAATCATCAAACTCTGGAGTAGTATCTATGAAGAAATCTGTCTTTCCTCTACTCATGAGTTTCTGAGTGAATATTAAATCGTCCATACCTTGGAGTAGGTTACGTAGTATACGTGTTCCTACGTGTACTTTCATCTGTGTAGTCCAGTCATACCACTCTAAACCAAAGTCGTTGAACTTCTTCATTAAAGCTTTCTGCATATGGACAGATGATGTCACTGCTTGGTCGTCGAATGACCGCATGACTGTGTGGAAGTATGCTGGATACTCCGCTTCGAACATAGCGCATTTAAGCTCTGTCTCTAACTTACTTCCTAACTTAGATACAAACTTAGATACTCCTACCTTCTTACCTTCACCAATTTTGGCTAATAAGAATTTAAGACCAATGTAACCAACTTTCATGTAGTCTTCATTCTCACCAGCTACTTGTCGTACTAGTTTATTGTATGAAGCGTTCTTTCCACGTGCGCCTAGCTTGCAGTCGTCTTTGATTAAGTCGCCTACTATCTGCATTCTATCTTTTAAGATGAATGTTGTACTGTCTGTGAGGTCGTTTCCTTTCCCACGTGTTTTCTGCTGTAAGTCGAGGTATCGTTCTGATCCCCGCTTTAGGCACTCTTGTTCCCATAGAAGTTGGTCTTGTGTCATTATCTTGCCTTCTTTCTAGCACGTGCTAACCGAGCCTTAGCGTTACGTTTGTCTCGCTGCATCTCTGGTGTCATGTGCGTTGGATGTATTAAATTAAATTTTAGTGCGGGTGGTTCTTCTAGGTACTTACCAAGCCCAATGATATAATCGTTTGCTGACACACCTTTGTGACCTAAGTTAGCCTTAGTCTTTACTCTACCCTCAGCACCGTTACACGAATTATGTAGTGCACCACGGACGTAACCTGTAGTATGACAATGGTCAAGTACTGCTCTATCTCGTGGTGTGAATGGTTTCCCACACACAGCGCATTTGTTACCTTGTCTCTTAACCAATTGGTCACATACAGACTTTACTTCTGATGGTTTTAATTGTTTAGCCATGATACGTCACCTCGTGCCCTGCTACGTTCGATAGATTGAACCTCACGTAGTTACCGTCTTTAAACGTCAACTGGAGATCCACACCACCCCAGCTATAATCAATAGACTTAGGGAAGTACTCTATATTTGTACCGTTGGTAAAATATATTACTACACGAGCTATATCTCTACCCATTGTTCACTTCCTTTAACAATAGCTCCCAGCGCATTAGTTCTACTTCGTTGATTTCTCGCTCATCTTCTGGTACGAGGTCCCACTTAAACGCTGTCTCATATAACCAGATAGAGAACTTTATGTTGCATAATTTAAAGAATCTAACCAAGTTCATGTACTCCTTTATCAAATCGTCTAGCTTTGAAGCGAGGTTCACGGTACTTACCGTCTTTTAACTTCTTCATAGCTTTAATCTCAACTACTGTTCCTATGATAGTATCAGGTGCTTGTAGAATCATACGGCGTTCGTCATGTTTCATACAACCCATACCTATCTCGTGTAGTTGGTTTACTTCATCTTTACAGACTAGCTTACCGGCTTGTCCTTCATGGTCGCCTAAGCCTTCTATAACCTTAACTACTAACATCTCTACAGTCACTTCTTCCTTGATTTTCATAAGGGTAGATATGCGTTTTCCGGCAGTATATAAAGCGTCAGAAGCCTTTAAAATAAGCCCTTCCCCGCCATTTGCTTGAATCTTTTCAGCCATAGAATGCCATTCTTTAGGGTCTTGAGAGACTCCAAGGATAGGCGATAGACGTACTTGTGGTAGTCCTATTCTACTTACTATCTCTTGAGCAAACTGATAGCGATGATGTGCTGTCATAGTACAGAATTGGAAGTCAGGTATGAAGTCGTGTACTCTAAGGTATACGTCCTCCGCTTGTTCATATTTACGGTTTAGTATACCGTTTAGTTCGTGGAATCTATCCACCTCATAACCTTCAATCATAATCTCAAAGATTAAACGTCCTTTGACGTCTGGTCTGTGTGCTCTGATAAGGTCTGATAGTTCTTTTACTGATGGTATCTCACGTAGTTGCCGTGAGTGGATAATACAGCTAGGTAAGTCTAAGAAACCAAACCAGCCATCATGCTTCTCGAACATCATATAGGGTTGTTCAATGTCTGGTTTCTTCTTGTCCATTTCTAGGAACAAGTGTTTAGCTTTCTGTATACCCATCATTAGGGTATTAGTCATTACAGTAACTTACCTATAATATCTATTACTATGTACACTACTGAGTATGTTAATACTACTCGTGTGCTGTGAATACTCAGCTTGAATACTGGTAGTTTATCTAATAAGTTAATCACTACAAAGCTCCTTAATCATACGTTTGTGGAATTGTACGGGTATACCCCATTCTTTAAATACTATACGTAGCTTACGTTTTGCTACTCGCATAGAGATGTCACCCATGTCTATACGCATTACTGTTACTGAGCCACCATCTTCTGACTCGTTTACTGGGATTAAGAAAATCATCTAAATTCTCCCTTTATGTATGGCACGGAATGTCTCCACTGCCTCTTGTTGTCTGTTAGTTGGGTGTACTTTATAGCCAACTTCTTTGAAGAAGTCTACTAAGTCCCACTCGTTATCTGTGCGTTGCATCCATAATAGGTATGCTTGCTCAACGAATCTAGTCATAGCGTGTGCACCGTAGTACTCGCGGTATGCTTCGTATACTCGTCGCATTGCTTCTTTATCGGTTGTTACACCTTTCAGCATAGCTACTGCTTTAGCTTCACCACATGCTCCTGCACCTGATGCTCTAGCCTTTCTTGATTTGAGAGGTAAGTAACGGTCTAGTGTTGTATTGTCTAGCTTCTCTAACCCAGGGATGTTGTCAACCTTATCACCCATAACCATCTGATGCCAGAACCATGAGGTTCCTTCACCGACAAGTTTAGGTTTAACGTTACCGACTTCTCTGTATTCTGTGTGGTTATAACCAGTCACAGTCCATACTCGTCCAGTCTTAGGACAGGCATGCTTACCCATAATCATCCAGAGATCTTTATCTCCTGACATTATGATAGTATCCATACCTTCTAGTAAAGCTGCTGTTTGGTAGCGACACATTATGTCGTCAGCTTCAAAGAAATGACAAGCTACTGATTTGATATGTTCTGACTCGTAGTTAGCGAGTAATAAGCGTAACTCTCTTACACGTACCTTGATAGGTGCGTCTGGGTCACGGTTCTCTTGATATGGCTTTAATGATGCCATCTGTTCACGCCCTGACTTATAGCCAAGTGTGATGAATGAGTTGATTGTACCTGCTCCAACTATTAAACGTTTCATGTTTAGTAAGTCGAGGAGGTTCTTAAAGTTGTTGGCTGCTGGTACGTCCATATCAGCGACTTCATAACATGCGAAGTCGGCGTCGAACTGTAGTACTCGGGCAGACTCAACCTTACGGTTTAAGTTGCCTGAGCCTTTAGCAGCCGCGTTACCAATTGCGGCTAAGTCCATAGTCTAGTCTCTTGTAGTAGCTAATAGTACCACTGTCCCTGCTGCTATAGCATATAATAAAGGTGGTACACCTTCTTGGTATACAAACGGTACGGCCACTGCACATATCGTCCAGATGATTATCGTAAGTGTTCTCATAATCTAGTCCAAGCTAGGTACGTCTGTACCATCTACTTCGTCTAAGGAAATGTGTTCTTGAGTCAACGCTTGTGTAGTTGAACCTTCCCACTCGATGTTTTCCATAACAGTCTCTTGAATCCAGTTCTTTGAAACCTCTATGTTCTTATCGTTGGTACGAGTACCATCAATATAAATGCTTTCCCACATCTCTGTGATTTGAGCGTCAGTCATACCGTCTGCTTCCCATAGGAATACTTTAGGTGCGCCTTGTAACTCAGGTACTGGGATAGGTGTAGCAGTGCCTGCAATAGGGTCTTTCATAGTAGGTTCTGCGAATGACCACGAACCATCAATGTCTAGGTTAGCAAACTTCTTACCTTCCCACTCGTTGTGGTATACTGTACCTAACATAGGTTGGCCAATCATCTGAGCGATGTGGTGGAAACCGCCACCTAATGCTCGGTTTAATGCTTTGAACAATGGCATATACTTACCTTTGTCTGAATATGTCTTGTTTACACGTACTGTCATTTTGGCAGGAACTTTCTTGCCATCAAATTCAATCATATGGTCTGGGTGTGATAGCTCAAACGTCAACATAACTTTCAAGCTTGGCTTGTGCGTTGGGTTCTTTGCTTCATGACGCCCTGTTTCAATGTAGTCTACAAGTCTTAGTAATGCTACGCCTGCACGAGGTATCTCACGGCTGGTTTTGCGTTCTACGGTCAAGTCTTCTGATTTTGCTGCGGCTTGGCCTAGTGCTGAATAATCCATGGTGTTTCTTTTCTCTTAATTTAATGTAATGTGCTCATAGTGAACATGTCTTCGCCAATCTCGCTCTCGCAAGGGAATGGCACTGTGATGTTTAACTCGTCGTATGAGTTGTTAAACGTATTTGGTACGTCTTCTAAGATTGCTTGTACTTCTCGTACGACTGTATCAAACTTATCGCCTTTACCGTCTAACCAAATACAATCGTGTACTGTATTAACTAGTAATATGTCACCATTGAAGCGGTTATTCTTTAACATATAGCGGAATACTAGACCTAACATGGTCTGTACTATCTCTCCGCCAAAGCCTTGGACCGGATAGTTCTTACGTTCTGTAGGACTAAACCCAGTATATTTTCCATGCTTGTGCATAAACGTTGGAGTAATGCCCTCTCTCCATATGTACCTAGTCCCTGTAGGCGAGTCCCAATGAGCTTCTCCTTGCTTGAACGCAACTCCTTCAATAAAGAGGTTATTGCTCGTAGGTATTCTATTAGAGTTGATTTCTGCTTCAAGCATTTGATCAAACTGTTTGACAAGAGGATACATTCTCTCCTCAAGTGCAATAAGGGTATCGACTTCACTTCTAGGCATACCTGTCTCGTTAGCGATAGTATCTGCCCCAGCTCCATATGCTCTTTGGAATGAAAAGATTTTAGCACCTGTTCTTCCTCCCTTATAGTAGGCAATCAGTTCTTTAACTAGAACTGTACCTGTTGATAGAGTGAACGTGTCTTTGTCGGTCGCTAGTTTAAACCATGCTTTAAAGCGGTCGTTCTCCTCTTTGTCTTTTGTAATGTGACAGTAGTCCCATACAAACTCGTATGGTTCTCCTAACTTAGCTGATAGACGTTTACAATGGAAATCCACCTTGTCACGTAAATCTTGACATAGTTGTGGGTCACCTGTTAGTACACCTTGTACAACTACTTCCAGTTGGCTGTAGTCAATCTCAGCCATTCTTCCACCATCGTTAAATCTACTGCGGAACATCTTCTTGACGTTTGATGTGTCTCCACGAGGGACATTCTGTAGGTTTGGGTCGGATGATGATAGTCGTGATGTAACTGTACTTGTGTGGTTAAGCTTGTGGTGTATGAGACCTTGCTCGTCAACGAGAGTAAGCATACCTTTACGCTTACCTTTCTTATCTTCTTTCCAATAGTATGTTCCCAAGTCTTTATCAAGACCTGTTCTCTTAACAAGTGCGTCAGTGAAGGGTAAACCTCTTTCAGCAAGCTTAGATATAATCTTAGCTCCTGTACTGTACAAGGGCTGGTCGTAAGCATCAGTCTGTTCCGATTTCCATGCTGGATGGGCCTTAGTATATCCATCAAACTTAAAGTAGTGCGGTTTTTGTGCGCCCTTAGGTTTATCGTGATTGTCGGTCTTAACGTTGCGGAACTTACCTTCGCCCGCGCGTTTTCCAGATAGGTAACTATCTTGGACTTTGTAGTGTTTGTCGCCATGTTTAAATTGTCCTTGTCCCTCTGGTACTTCTAAGACATATAGCTCACCTGCTTTCTTACACTCACTAGGAGGTATAGGCAGGTTGTCGAATAGAGGGTGTTTATCAGTCTTCTGTGTGTAGAGTACGTTTCCATTATCATCGGTATGTGCTACCCATTTACTGTACTTCACTACACCACCAAAGATGATACATGATTTGTGTGTGTTACTAGCCCAGTTAAATGCTAACTCAGGTGGTAACTCTGGTATAAATTCTTCTAGTGTTGCTGTTGCCTGTGCTAGTTCAATGATAAGGTCATTACGTAATTCCTCACCTACTTCACTGTCACAGAATACACCGTTGAACTCCATCTCACATGTAGCGAGTAGACCATCCATACGGTACTTTAACATTGTTCTAAATTCTTTAGGGTGATTCGCTTTCATCTCTTTGATTTGACCAGCGAATATCAACCATGTGTTCATTATGTCACCCACAATCTCACCATTACCAACTAGGTAATCATGGAGTAGGTCTGGTGGTATCTGACTGGTTAAGTAACCATCTTCCCACATTTCTTTAACTGCATCAATCTTCGTACCACCACCATACTTGGTAGCAATGTCGTTCATTGAGCACATTTGTACGTCTTGAGTGTGACCACCCATTAGATACTCTGCGTATTGTCCACAGTATATAGTAGCACCACGAGCCAAGGCTGCTTGGAATGATGGCTGATGCCATACCCATAGAGCGTCGAACTTAGTGTTAAATCCGTTAATGATGTCGCCAGCTTCTAGCTTATCAAATTGTTCTTTCATAACGTCTGCTCTGTGCCACTCTTCGTAACGTTCTGAGCATACCTTACCACCGTTCCATGACCAACCTGCTTCTACTACGTAGTTACGTGGGTCAAAAGGGCTTGCTAATCTTTTATTTAGTCGGTGGTTCTCCACCTCGAGGTCAAACGTGAGTACTTTCATTTAGTAAGTTCCCTAGATCTTCTACCTTAGCATCTCTAAAGTTAGTATGTTTAAATTCTAGACCTAAATCTGATGGATCCATATCGTGTATACTTCTACCTTCTACTGTCTCTTCTACTTGTAGAATTAGTACTGTCTTACGCGACATGAATGGTTTATACGGTCGGTATCTCTTGCGGCCTGTTAGTACTTTACTATCTATCTCTACGCTCATCGTAAGTCCTCTAACTCTGCTTGTAGCTTATTGTTACGTCGTATCTGTTTACGAGCGGCATCCCGCCAGAACTCTATCTGTCTATCTTTTTGCTGCATTAAGTCACCTAATTGTTGTAGGTTGTTAATAGATTTCCTAAGTTCTTTAGTTGTTATCATCGTAACCCTCCTCAGGTTGTGTGTTTAATTAAGTTTGTATACTGCGGCTTATCCACGCTCGCTTGCGGGCTGTACCCGGGCGTGACGTTTCAAACTGCTCGCATCATTATATGTATTGACCCTCATAGTTACCTCAGTCGTGGCCTTTGACTTCTAATATACAAACGTAATTAGTGAGCAGCGTTTAACGTCATACTCAGGACGGGTGATCAACACCATGCGCTTGTTAAAGTCTTAAGTGACCTAGTTCTTCAAGCAGACCAAACTGGATGTTGTTAACTCAAGTCCCAATGGGTCATGTTACAGTCTGTTCCTTGACTCGTTAGTCCTATGGCCGACTAAGGGAAGCCTCAGCTAGTTTATGTGAGCGTTCTGTATTCACAGTTTATTGAGCGTTTAACTTCGCTATAGGATGATTTAAAGTCTCTCCCACTCCTGACTTACCTGTCGGGTATTATCCCAACAAAGGGATTAGTTGTGGGACTCACACCCACTCTATCAGTTAATCTTTACATGCGCTGACTAGCATGAGTACGTTTCTCTCCTGTACAAGGAGGGCAGACATTTCATCTATACTAGATGCCTTTTCATCTACACTAGATGCCTTTACAGTGCAATCAATTGTTCTAAGTACAGGTCACCAACGCGGCATGACACTACGTTTTGCGTACCTTCTAGGTTTAACGAGTCTGCTTTGCTCGGTTGTTATAGTCGGTGCTGACACGGTTCTTAACCAATCAGGAACCGTTATACTCTAGGTTACCATGTCGAGTAAGTGTTTTTACGACTATTCCCACTCAGGTCGATGTTAGTTACTCCCAACGGTCTCGAACCGCCTAACCCAAAGTTCTTTCGGGGCTACAACCAACTGTAGTAGGAGTGTATTCTACCAACGCGCGCCATACCCACGTGTATCCACATGTGTAAACGTCTTGTATTTACCAATACCTAGTAAGTTCGCATAAGGCAAACCTTTTAGATATAGATAAACTTGTGTTGGTGATATGCCTTCAACGACAATATCTGCCGCGTCCACATCCTCATCCTCACGGATTAGATGCTCTGAGTTCTTAGCCCCGCCTACTTTCTTGTTATGCTTAGCACATCTACAGGTACTGTTAATAGTAACAGGTACGCCGAAGTGCATTCGCACAGTTTCCACTAGTATTAGTAAAGCTACACTCATTTGGCCTTGTCCACAGCAAGGACACACCATCATGGGGTCTGTTGCTACGGCGAAGTGTTGTGTACTTCTCATAAGTCTATCTCCTTAATAAACACACCATCATACATACGACCTTTACGGTCTTTTATATCATCGTATGCTACTTGTAAGCATTCTCGCAGATTGAGATAGTTCTCGTCAGCTATTGTACCTAGCACTTTGATAATGCCGCTAATACTAGCAGATATACCGTTAACGTTAGGTTTAATACCCTCATTACCATCACCGAAGTTCATAGATAACTCACTACATCTCTGTATAAGTTTAATGAAGTGCTCTTTGCCTACAGACTCAATTCTATTAAACATAGGTGGGAACGCTGAATTACGATACAACAAAGGAGATACTACAAGCATACGTAACATGTTACGTTCTGCAATGTTAATCAATACAACTAACATATCTCCAAGATCATCCTTAATACACTTACCTTTACAAAGGTTGTCTGATAACTCAGATGCTTCTTGTATAAGTTTATGATATTGGTCAGCATCTGATGCACCTAAGATTAGATTCCGGTCATGATGCCATCCTCTAACACTATTTACTAGTTCATGCATAGTCATTATTGACATACTGTACATTCTCCTTTTGACGCGTCTACGCCAGCGGCGGTACGCATGTAGTAAATACCCTTGATGTTCTCATTCATGAAAGCTTCTTGGTGTATTTCCATTATATATTCTTCATCTTCATCTGCTGCAAAGAACAGGTTGAGCGATTGACCTTGACATATCTTAGGTTGTCTAGCTGCTGCTAGTCTAATAAGTGCCCGTTGGTCTATCTCATACGCTGTCTTAAATACAAGCTTCTCATGGTCTGTTAACCAATCCAAGTGTTGTACTGAGCCTTGACTATGAAGTGTTAAGTCTTCTACTAAAGCGTCAGTGAATTCACCACGTTCTTTAGCGAGTCTAAGGAACACAGGATTAACTCTATATAACTCACCTGCTGATGTTGGTTGAACATAGATGTTAGCTACCGTAGGCTCAATGCCTTGTGACACACCACCACAAATCAATGCTAGGGTTGTCGTAGGTGCTATCGCTGTTCTATGAGTATTACGTACTCCGTAACCTTTACACCATTCTGGTTCACCAAGTTCCTTCGCCATCCATTGTGAGGCTCTTAAAGACTCATCATGAATGTGCTGGAAGATAGTGTTGTTAGTAAAGTGTGCATCCATCGATTCAAACGGTATACTGTTCTGTTGTAGGTATGTGTGGAAACCACATACACCTAAGCCTAATGCTCGTGACTTCTCTGTAAACCTTACGGTCTTCTCAAAGCCTAACTTGCCCTTAGCTTGTTCTATGAACTCCTGAGCTATACAGTCAAGAAATACTGTTGCAACGAATACTGCATCTGTGTCCTTCCACTCGTCGAACTTCGCAAGATTCATACTTGCTAGTACACACGTAAAGGAGTGGTCAGCATCACTGAACAGATTAATTTCGATACATAAGTTTGAAGCTAATACTTTTAAGTCTAAGTCTTTGTACATCTGTGGACTAGCACGATTAACTTTATCTACAAAGAAGAAGTAACCTTTACCAGTTCGCACCTTGATGAACATTGCACGTTTAAGTCTACGAGTCGCATCTTCATCACCAGCGTTAAGCTTAGCAATGAATTCATCTGTAACAACCCAACCAATGTTTAAGTCGTCATGATGATGTAACAGATAGTCTGCTACTTCGTCGTAGTCTCCATGATCCATAGGTAGGTAACCTGCCCATGCTCCACGTCGTGCTGTACCTTGTGCTACCTTACGCATTATATCTACGCAAGACGTTATAACATCAATTACACCTGATGCCTTACCACCCACACTAATGCAAGAACCGCGTGGTCTAATGTTACCTAAGTAACTACTAGTACCAAAGCCATTCTTAGTGAGGACGGCAAGCTCATGCGCACTCAAGTAAAAGTCACTAATAGAATCGTCTACCAATTGTCCTGAGCAGGACACAGGTGAACCACGTGTGGTACCCATATTTGCTAAGATTGGTGTTGATAACCCTAAGTGACTTTTGTACATAATATCAAAGAATCTACCTGCCCAACTATCTGACGTGTCAGGCATATGCTTAGCTGCTGCTTCTGCTATACGCAAGTAAGTCTCTAGTATAGAGGCATTCTTAATTTGATACTTCTGCTTGAACATCTGCCAACCACCAGTGGTAAACCACTCTGGTACAGCTCCTATCGATTGCAACTCCTTCCGTTCAATGGAAAGCTTTTCGTACATCGTTAGTTCTTTTGCCATATGAACTTTTCCTCGTTCCAATCTTGGTTGTAACTGTTGTCAACTCCTGTAAAGAAGTCGCTTAACTTAACCATGTTAATGTTTTGGTAGAACCAGTCTGCAATTGGATTGTCTCCTATTTCAAAGTATGGTCCCATACCTAGGTTAGTTAGACATATGTTTAATCGGGACTTAACAAATACCTTCAACGATGTCGCTGTGATACCTTCAATGTCACCTTCTGAGAATAACATATCTACTATGTGTACCTCATGATTATACATCTCTATTGCTACGTCTTGTAGCTTAGATTCCAGGGCCATTATATCAATGTTATGACCTGCTTCTTGTCTCTCTTTAAGTAGTTGTCTGAACGCCCATGCCCCACCTTCACAGTGAAGGTTCTCGTCCCGTACTGAGTAACCAATACCTCGGACAACGTTCAATAATTTATTCTTTCCACCCGTTTGAAAATGCTTTAAAAAGGCGAAAGCAGAGTACAAAACAGCGCCCTCAACCATGCTAAAAGCACCAATTGATACTAAGTCATCAAGATTATTTACATAACCCTCTACGCATTCCATACGAGCTTTAAGGATAGGGTCATTAACGTAGTCTGTATAGAATTCGTCATTGTCTAGCCTAAGTGCTTTATTTATCTTGTTATAGAACGGTGCATGTATACCTAGTTCTGTGAAAGCGAATGTTGATGCCATTTGACGTATGTCATGACGTGGGAACATGCGTTTAAAGCGTCCTCCCCAGTATTCGTTTCCTGCTACTAGTTCATATAGAGTGAATAACTTGAGTGTGGTTATAACACCATGTCGCTCAGGTTCAGACATATATACTTTCATATCCATTATATCTTTATCTACTTCTATATGAGATGCTGTCCAAAAGACTTTCTCTTGTGCTTCGGCCATTTCTATAGCTGGTGGGTAGTCAAACGTATAAGCTTCCTTATAGGTCTGCATCTGTACTTTATCCATTTACTCTCCTATTAATAGTACGCCTACGGCACAGGTGTAGTATACTGTTTACTAAGTCTAGTTGCTAAACTCCTGTGCCATGACTGTAATAGGTTATTTACTATATTGTTCCTGTAAGATACGCTCTAGTACTGAGATAGCTTTACGGATGTCTTCTTCACCATTCTTTAACTTGTGGCGGTCAATGTATTTGATAGCTGAGTGCTGTAAACAATCATGTTCACGTGCTAGTGAGAAATCGAATACGTCGTCTTTATCACCGTAGTGAGTACCACCTACTTGATCTCCTGGGGCAGTATCTTCTTCTTCAGCACTGGCTGCCCTTAGTATATCTGCTAATTGTACCCCCGGATTGTACCCTGTGATTAATGGTACTTTTGGGTGGGGGTTAACCTGTGATGGTTTAATAGCAATATGGTTGATTGGTCTTAGTAACTCCCACTGACCAGTATTTAAATGTTCATTGATTTTCTTTAGTGTCCATTTAGAAGGTTTTAATAAAGAATCTAATCTATTTACTGCTTTTATGATTAATTTATCTGACTCTTCGCAGTCTAAGAAGATTAGTGGGTTCTTTACGCTAGTTTGGAAGTATACGTTTAATAGATGTTCTTTAGTGTATTTGAAGTTCATTAGAAGAATCTCCCTCTATCTGCATCGAATGTAATCTCCTCTCTCAAGTCTGACTTACCTTCGCGCTTTGATTTAGTTTTAGGCATACTTATGCCGCGTTTAGCTTGTAGTAATGGATCGTCTGAAGATCCCAACATTATAATTCCATCACAGGCGCCCTGCTTACCCGTTTTTGAGTCCTTCAACATATTCTCTGTTGGGAACATAAGGCCTGCACCCTCATTACTTATCTGAGATGTAGGGAATACGGGACAGTTGTATATGACTCCGAGTTCTCTGCTCCACTGATACAGTTGTTCGAGTCGTTGATCTTCGCGCAGGTCTTTTCTGGTGGGAAACTTAACATTGTCAAGCATATCAATGACGATAGCACCAACATTATCAAGGCCAATGCCATCAAGCACGTCTTCCAGATACGAGTTGTTCTTACCGTGAATGTCGTATACTCTAACCCTGTCTTTACTTCCCATAACTTTGACATACTCATTAGTGAGTTCTCCGTTGGCTTTTAGCTTAGCTAGTTCACCGTTAGTCATGTTTAATGTAGACATAATCTGTCTAGACATTATACGTTGTCGTCTTGATTCGTTATTGAACCAGACAACTATCTTGTTGTTAGGCATCTGCTGACACATGCTCCAGTTAAGGAACGTTAGGAATGAGGTCTTACCCTTACCCGGTCTAGCACATATGATGTATTGGTCACCGCCTTGTATGTTACGATATGTTTCGTTCATAACATCTAGAGGCCATAGCATACCATTATCGTCGTCTTCTTCACCTACTGTTGAATCATCTAAGTCAGAGAACTCATGCGATGATGATCGCTCTATTGACTCTTTAACTTTGGTGGTTATGTTATCAATAGCTAATACTATCTCAATCTCTTCACCTTGTTCGTACTCACTGATTAAGTTGCCTATGTCTGTTGCAAACTCTAACTCCAGTAGTTGGTTTATAATGTTCTTTTTAACTGACTCTGCAACGTCTGTCTGCATACGGTCAATTAGTTGGTTGTAATAATCGCAGTCACTCTCACCCATGCCTTTATGCCATGTTGTGAAGAACATACTACGGAATGCTGGGAAGTCAATTACTGCTTCCTCTGTATTCATTTCAAAGTACTTACGAATGTCGTCTGTTACAGCCTTAGTTCGTTTGTCTATTGCACTACGTGGGATGTATCGATGTACTTTGTCGAATTGTTCTTTGTATTTAATAATACGTAGTAATGCTAAGTCAATCATTAATCATACCCCTTAATTTAGCCCTGAGTTCAGTATATTCTTGTACCCATTCTTCCGGTATAGTTTTGAATACTGCCTCATACCGTAACATAGCCTCTAATAGTAGTACTCTACGTGTATGGTCATGCTCACCCATGGGTATTATACCTAGTGGTGGTTTTGTAGTAGACATTTCTTTATCTCTTTATCTGATTGTTCTTTGTATTTAATAATACGAAGTAGTGCTAAATCTATCATTTAATACTCCAAATCTACTACATTATGTAACCCATGAGTTCTTGCATCTTCCACAAACAGTAACTGATCTTTCACATACTCTCTATGTACTTCATAATACCAAGCCTGACCGTACATGTCTAAACGGAACGCTTCTACCTCGGTTACACATACTTGTGCTTCCTTTAATTGGCCTATCTGATTTTCTATTACAGCTAATTCATCTAAAAACGAGAATCCTCTCCCTGTAGTTACGTGGACACAGTCATGCCAAAACCTTAGTAGTATGTTTAAATCTCTTCCCCAATAAGTCTTATCGCAACCAATTGTTGAAATTTTTATATGTTTATCTTGTAGTAACACAGTTGAGTTATTTTGTTCTGAGTCTACTGTCTCATATGTGTAACCAGCCCCAACATAGCGTTTAGTAATTTTATCTACTGCATCTTGTAATGATTGCATAGTTGTTCCTTTATTTCTCTATTTGATAATACGTAGTAATGCTAAGTCAATCATACGCAGTTTACCTTTCTCCATTCATGGTTGTTGTAAGCTGCTATGGCGTCGGTGTTGAAATTATCTTTGTATATCCGTAGTACACCTTTTGAAGATATTCGAAAGGTACAATTATTGTGTATTGTTTGTTCACCACAACGTAGTTCTACGATTAAGTCACTGCTAGGCATTTTCTTATCTCCTTGTCGGAAAGTTCTTTAGGGTCTAAGGGAGTTAGTATATTACTAACTGTTGTTAAAAGACTTAACGTCTTTCTAATTTTGTATGAGCCTTGGCGGCCTGCTGTGTCGCTGTCAAGCCACGTTGTGACCTCGTTGTATTTACCGAGGTAGGCAGCTTGTGCGGTTGTAATCTTGGTTCCTAGCATAGAGAATGTTTTTGCACTTCTTCCTACCGCTATCGCTGATAGTATATCTTCTACTATAACTATAGATGTTGCATCATCATGACCTAGTGATTCGAACATCACGGAGCTTCTATCGAATGCTGGTTGTAAGTACTTAGGCTTTTGCCCTTTATGTAAGGCTCTTGCTTGAAACCAAATTAACTTGTTATCTTTATATATAGGCATTATTACTCTTTCTAACTTAGCTGAGTAGCCTATTCTGTACTTTGACCAGAGTGGTTGTGTTATACCTGCTGTATACAGCCATAACCTACCTTCTAGTGGTATATCTTCTGTGAAGTCTTTGGGTAGTTTTAACTCTAGGACTTCATTCTCTGCATTGTCGTTCAGTTGCTTTATTCTAGACAGTTCAGCTAGTGATTGCTTACCTTTGTATTCACTATCGGTAAAGCCGCAGCGGTAGCAATTCACCCAATATGACTTCATTGAATGAGTCACACTTAGCTTCTCGCCACTACCACACATTTCGGGGCATATTGTTTGTGTCTTACCGTTTAAGGGTAATTCTTTAGCAATGTCTTTCCAGTTCTTCATCTTCATTATCCTCAAGGAGTTGACGCATTAGGTCTTGCTCCTCAGGGGTGTATGAAGCAATCATGTCGTTTATGTCTTCTTCAGTTGGCATTTCTAGCCTCCGTTGTTAATGTATTTATGTGTTGTACCCTCATATGCATCAACACCGCTAAGTGAATCATTTCACATATTCCCGTGAGTACTTCGGATAGTAGCCGCTAAGCTGTACAACCATAAATATACTAGTTGGTACGGGATGCAGGATTCGAACCTGCCCGTTACACCTAGTGGTGAACACCTCCTTCAATAGAGGCGCGTCTTTCCAGCTCCGCCAATCCCGTGTTAATGTATTTAAATGTGTAGCACCTACGCCTAGGCATGAAGAATCCTCCATGTATCTTTAGTAGCCAACCAAGACTGGTTGCTGCGTTCTACTGTTTCAATACTACCCTTTAAATATACTAATTTAGCTCCTATTTCCCTGTCACAACGAGGGTTAGACGACAGCAAGTGATGCTATTCTCATGTATAGGTACATCAATAGGTTGGCTCCGACCATTCTACTATCATCGTATGGTCTGCGCCCACCTTAGGAGTGGGATTTTACATGTTTGTTATCGTGATGCGATACAGTATACGTACACAGCTTCTAACTATTGCAGGTACTACCCAATGACTTACGCTGTGAGGAATTTCACACTTTAGTTGCTATGCGGGAGTCGAACCGCGCGACCAATCTATGCAGACTGCTCTACCTGACTGAGCTAATAGCTACCATAAAGCACCCTACTAGAGGGTACTTGAGTTAGCTACTAAAGATACTAGTCTTATAGTTCTTCAATGCTATCGTCAGCTTCTAAAGCGTCTAAGTCAACGCCTTCTGGAGCTTGTTCTGCAATAGGGTCTTCTAAAGACTCTTTTGCAACTTTAACTTTGTTTACTGGGTTAGCTTTGAACTGTGCTGCAACGATAGCTTCATCGAATGCACCAGCGTCTAAGCCAGCTTGTAGTTGTTCAGTGAAAGCTTCTACTTGCTCTGCTGAACAGTTGATGCGAGTTGCTCGTGGAGCTACTGCGTCTAACGCTACTGTAATACGACCAATTGTTAAGGTCAAGGCTACAGTGCCGTCTTCTTTAGCAACTTTGTTACCGTCTTTAATCTTAACCGCTTTACGCGCTTCTTCGATTGTTAACAAGTAAGAAGGAGTAGCTGAACCTGAACGTGAGTTGTTGTTTGCTACGGCTTGTGATGCTAGTGCTGAAAAGTCAAATGACATATTAGATATTTCCTTTAATAAGTGGTATCTCTACCATGTTTGTACAAAATTGTACGTGTTGGGTGAGCTTACTTCCCAATGATTAAGCTCAATCGACTGAGGTTATTCCTCGGTACTAGAATAGGCTACTATCTTTGACATAACCTATTGCTAATTCTTTGTGTACTTGCTGTACAATTTGTTTTGTTGTGGCTTGTTTGTCTGTGGTTACTGATGCTATAATGTCTGCGCTCCCGGCCCATACATGGATTGTTATATCCCAATGGCTGTAGGTTATTGTGATATTATGGCAATCTACATGTTTACGTACTGCTTTTTCAATACGTTTTCTAGCTTTCGCTAATTCAACGTGTAGTTTGGTCATACCTTAAACCGACCTACTAAGTTAATGATCTTCTGCATACCACGTGATAGGCGTAAGCCTTTAATCATCTCTGGGTTGAATGGGCTATCCTCTGCACACTTGGCTGAGAAGGTAGGCAGACCATTGGATAGCAATGGGATGGTTGGTGTAATTGATTTAACTAAAAGACGTGCTTTACGATTATTCTTCTTTAATGAGAAGTTAGCACCTGTTAAGATACCTAATTGTTTCTGTTTACGCATGTGCTGTACTCCGATTTGTACGTGTGATTGTTAAGGGTTTGTTGTTTGCTCTGGTACGCCAGTTTTCTTTACCATTTGCTACTACACCATAGGCACTATCTAATGTTTCAGGTGATTTGTTCATTGCGTCATCTACTAGACGTACTGCGTCCTTTAATGATTTTCTCATGTTAATTCCTATTTAGCGTCTGTTAGCAATTACTATGTCTAATGTTTTAAGTACATAGATTGCTAGTGAAGTTCGTTTACCTTGCCACCCTCTCAGGTGTATAGGTCTATTTGTGAAGTTGTTAGTACATTCTGTTATAATACGAGTTCCTAACAAGTTGAAGTAGTATCGCACTGTAACTGAAATGTTTATGTCGTCTATGAGTAATGTATTCATTTTAATCCTCAGTGTCGGTTTATTATGTGTGAATTGGTCGGTCAATGTCGGTTTCCCTCCCGCACTGGCGAGGTGTCTCTTTACCGAGCTGCACTTGGAGTTGCCTTCGCTAGAAAGCCTTGCGGCTGGAGCAGTCTTTTGAACTATGCTTTTGACCTGTGACGTGGGAGCGCAGCGACCTCAGTCACCAACGCGGTAAAGGCACAATTAAGTGCCTTTATTAGTTGTTTGCGTTAAGGTTAACTAAACAAATAAGTACTCTCTAGCACATCGTTTAAGTTTAGCCCGTT